GTCCCGGATGTGCTCATTGACTGATTCCACCGTGGTCTCCACCTGCCCCAGGGCGTTCTGGGAATAGGTGGTGTAGTTGTCGGTGGTGGAGCGCAGGACGGTCTCGGTGGCTTTCTTCGTGGAGGATTTGGTGCCGGAACTGCCGGAGGAGGACGGGATGTCACTGACGATGACCCCGCCGCCGGTCAGGTCGGCCAGCTCTTTCTCCGTCTGCGCCTGCTGCACCCGGATGTCGTGCAGCTGTTGGCGGCGCTGGCGGTCGGCATCCGTGACAGTGCTCTTGGACTGGGATGCTTTCCAGCCCTCGTAGGTGTCAAAGGTAGAATAGCCGTCCTTGTTCAGGGCCTTGTTGAGCTTGAAGCTCAGTCTGTCCAGCCAACCGATGACCGTGGACAGTGCATTTTGTGCCGTGTTGGCCACGGCTGTGAGTGCGGAGTTCACGCCGGTGCGGAACGTCTCGCTGGAAGCATAGGCCGTACCAAAGGCCCCGGCCAGAGCACCCAGCAGGGTGACCACAATGCCGATGGGGTTGGCGTTCATGACAGCGTTCAAAGCTGCCTGTGCCCCGGCTGCCACGGTGGCCGTGGTCTTGTAGGTAACGAACGCCCCGCCAATGCTGCCCAGCAGCGGCAGCAGGACGTTTGCATTGTCGATGCAGCCCTGTACGACGCCAACGAGGATGGACAGTTCCGGGGTGGTCTCCCGCACGGCGTCCAGCAGGCCGTCAATGCCGTTTGTCTCAAAACCCGCTTTGCAGGCAATGGCCAGATCGTTGCACTTGGTCACCGCCTCGCCAAAGGCGGCGGTCAGATCTTCCATGACCACGCCCGCCAGCTGGGTGGCGTTGTCCTTCAGGGTGGACAGGCGGCCATTGAGCGTCTGGCTCTGGGTGGCCATGCTGTCATAGTAGCGTCCGCCCTCTTCGGCAGCGGCCTGCAGCGCCTTGGTCAGGACATCGTAGGTGATGGTCATGCTCTGCACGTCCTGCACGGACTTGCCCGTGTAGTCGGCCAGCACCTGATAGATGTTGATGCCCGCCATGGCGAACTGCTTGATGTCCACGCTGGTGGCTTTGCCCTGGTTTGCCACCTGCTGCAGGTTCTGGGCCATGCGTTCCAGCTCGGCAGACCCGCCGCCGGTGGCTGCCACCGCGTCGCCCAGGGCAAGGATGGTCTTGCGGCTGTACTCGGCGTTCTCACCGGCAGAAATGAGGTATTCGTTGGACTTGACCAGCGTAGCCGTGTCAAAGGGCGTGCGGGCTGCGTCTGCCTGCATGGCAGCCAAAGCAGCGTTGGCCTTTTCCGCGTCGCCCAGCAGGTTGGTGAGGGCGGTTCTGTATTTCTCGATCTCTGCGTTGTAGGACACGCCGGTGGAGATCAGGGTCTTGCCGGCGTCCACCACCTTGTCCACGCACTTGGAGATGATGTTGCCGATGGCCACCTGCCCCGCGGTAAACTGGGAGACGACTTTTTCTTTCGTCCCCTTGGCGGAGCGCTGTGTTTTCTGGCCGGCAGCATCGGCGTCCGTGCCCACTTTGTCGGAGGTCTCTTTGCTGGTCTTTCGGACCTTTGCCCCGGCGTCGGCGGCTTCCTTCTCGCCCTTCCCGGCAGCGCTCTTGATGGCGGCAGCAGCCTTTTGGGCGGCCTCTTCCGTCTCAGACACCACGCTGTCGGCGGCCTTGGCGGCGGCAGAGGCGGTTTTCTGGGCCGCCTGTTCCGCTGCCTGTTCTACCTGGTCAAGGCCCTCCTGGGCCCCGCTGGGGTCGGTCACGACGCCGAAAACGACCTCGCCGTCATGTTCGCGTGCGATGGTGCATCACCTCCCGGAGTGCTTTTTCTGGTATTCGGCCTGCCGGGCAAGGATGGACGCCTTGCGGTCTGCCATGGACACATAGCGCCGGGCTGTGCCGCCGGCCTCAGCGGGCAGGGCGTACACCCGGCGCAGCTTCTCGTATTGCTCCCGCATTCCCTTGGGCATGTCGGTCAGATCTTCGGTGCGATAGCTGATGATCTTGCAGATGCGGCACTCGTCCGGCAGGCTCCTGAACAGGGCCATGAAGTCCCACCAGTGCAGCTGCGCCGTGCGCAGGTCGATGCCGTAGGTCTGCAGAAAGGCCGCCCAGATCAGGGGGCCGTCCACCGCAAAATCAAAGCCCCGGGGCATTTCCCGGAACGCCTCGGCGCTGCGCCTCTCCCGCTCGGATTCTTGAGCTCCGCAGCGGTAAAAGTCCAGAAAGGCGTCGAGGTTGCCCTTGGTGAGCGGGCCGTGGATGAGCACCCGCTGGGCGTAGTCCTGCAGGGCGGCTTCCTGCTCGGGTGTGTGGGCCCGGGCGGCCATGTTGTCGTAGGTGACCCATGCCCGGAAGTCCGTTTCAAAGCCCTGCGGCAGGCTGTCGGTCAGGTAGCAGTCCGGGCGGGTCATGCCTTGGCCCGGCGTGCAGCCCGGCGCTGCGCCCGGTTCATGGGCATGGGGATGGGGGCCGGGATGGAGCTCTTGGCATCCTTCATGGCTTCCCGGTCGATGGGCTGCAGGGCGGCCATGCGTTCCAGTGCCTCCGGGTTGGCAGCGGCATTGAAGTCGGCAAGCAGCTGCATCAGATCTTCCAGGTCATCCACGTCAATGCCCAGGCGCTGGTCGTAATCCTCGCCCAGCAGATCCGCAAAGAAGTCATCCAGGATCTCGTTGAACTTGATGAGATACTCGTCATCTTCCTTGTCCAGCACGTTCAGCGCCGCCATGGCTGCCTTGTAGCCCTGGATGTACCGCTTGTAGTCCTTGCCTTTGGTTACCTTGAAGTCAAACTTCACGTTGCGAAGAATCATAAAATTGCTCCTTTCGTTGGGCCCTGCGCCGGTGCTGCCCCGGCTTGATCTGTCTGGTTCAGGGCATAAAAAATCCCCGTCCGGGGAGATGGACGGGGACATGCTTGTGGGAAACTCAGGTGGCGCTGTAGGTGTATTCCGTAGGCTTTTCCACACCGGAGACGGTGACGGAGATGCCGGCGTTGTTGCCTGCGCCGTTGGAGGCGTCGTTGTTGACGATGACGGAGGCCTTGCCGGTCTCGCCCTTGCCGGTGAGCATGGAGAAATAGACATACGGCACGATCACGGCGCTGCCAGTGCCGAACAGCACGGCCAGGCTGGTGACCCAATCCTGCCAAGGGTCACCGCGGGTGCGGTCACCGGAGATGGAGAAGGTGCGCTGGGCACTGGTCTTGATGGTGGCATTGCCCTTGCGGATATACTGCTTTTCCTGGGTGCCGGGGTTCACGGCGGCGGAGTGCTCGGTGATGCACTCCTGGCAGACGATGTAGTCGTTCACGTTCTGCTGGGTGTCAGCAGTCTGGAACGCCAGCACGAAGTCGTCCGCCATTTCCAGGCCGGCATAGTCCGCACTGGGGGTGATGCCGGTCATCACTTCTTTAACGGTCATGTGGTTGCTCCTTTCGGTTGATAGTAAATAAGCTGCAGCTGGATCTGCGCACGGCAGGCCCCGCCCTCGGCTTCGAGGATGTAGCCGCTGGAGGTGACGGACACCTCCCGGACGGTGCGCCCGCTGCCCAGCTGCGGGAAATTTCTTGCCCGGCTCTGGCTGGCCACCCACTCGGTCAGATCATCCCAGAAGCCGGAAGCCGCTGCCTGCTGGGGGATGTTGTCCGGGGTGTAGACAGTGTGGGAGGCCAAGACGTAGTTTTTCAGCCGGAGGGATCCGCTGAAGTAGCGCTTGAGCTCCGGATCACCGGGCATGTCCAGGATGGTGTATTCCTCGGCGTCGCCGGTCAGGCCGCCCACCCGGAACGCCACGCCGTCCTCCTGTGCGGAGGCCACCAGCGGGCAGGTGCGCAGCCAGTCGCGCATGGCCTGAATGGCAGGGGTCATCTGGTTTCCTCCTTCATGACAGCTTTCCAGAACTGGTTCCACGAGACTTTATTTGCGAGTTTGGAACGCTCGGCCCAGTAACTGCCGCGCCGTCCACCGTCCCCGTGCAGGCCCTCGCCCATGGGGTGCAGGTAGTACTGCCGGCTGGCATAGGGTGTTGACCAGATAATCTCGCCGGTCTCGTAGTCGGTGGCAATGTTTGCGGAACCGTCCAGCATACCGGTCTCAAAGGGCACGAACGGGTGGGTGTCCCGGATGATGCGCTGCATGAGCTTGCCCCGGCCCGTGACCATGGCCCGGGTCAGGTTGGCCCCCACGTCCTTGTTCCAGCGGATATGCGCGGTGCACTTGCCATTGCGGTGCTTCGTCGTGAACAGGGTGCCCATGGGCGTGGTGATGGTCAGGCGTCCGCCGTGGCTCTTGTCCCAGATGGTGGCCATGCCGTCATCTCCCTTCCACATGCCAGTGCGGCAGCAGGGGCTCCCGGTTGTCCGAGACTGCCGCCACCGTGCAGCAGGGGTGCGTCTTTTCCAGCCGGGCGTATTCCTCGGCGGTCAGGCTCTGCACCGCGCCCTGCACCACCTTCCAGCCCCGCTTGAGCGTCCAGTGCTTTGCCTTTTCGGCAGCGGGCAGGGCTGCCCACTGCACATAGGGCAGGTAGCCCAGGGTGCAAACGCTGGCCGGGATGCGGATTTGGATGGTGCGCTCGGGGTCCTTGCTAGTGCCGGTGCCGGAGGTGTCCAGCTTTTCCCGCCAGCTGCAGGCCGGGAACACCCAGCACTTGGGCGTGTCGGTGTCGGCCTTGGGGTCATGGATAAGGTTTACCGCGGTAACGGTCGTGGTCATCTCATTCGATCCCCCTGTACAGCAGGCCGTGGGGGTCAGCACCGAGAGCGTTCTGCAGCACGTGCCAGGCATCAAAGCGCACGGCGGCGCTCAGGCTTGTGTTGGCCGCAAAGGTCACAGCATAGCCGTCGTTGGAGACGCTCTGTGCGCCCGGCGCGGCACCCACAGCCAGCTTTGCGGCCAGCAGATCCACGATCTGGGCGCAGGCGTCTGCCAGCATCTGGCGGCAGCTCTCGCACACGGCGGCATGGGGTTCCGCCTTGCCAAAGGTAGCGCTGTCGATGAGGCGGGACGCCCGGCTGCACAGCACACCGAACGCCAGCTCACTCACCGTGCCGCCCGCCGCCTGGTATTCGTCATAGGTACAGTAGTTCATGGGCGGGGCCCTCCTTACGCCTCGATGCGCTTGATGTACAGGGTCTTGGGCTTGGACACCTTGATGCCGTACACCTTGCGCCCCTGCACAGCGGATGCGCCGATGTACTTGCCGGAGCCGCCCAGATCCTGCAGGTGCACCGGGGTCTGCCACTCCATGACGCGGTGGCACCAGTTGGGGTGGCCGCAGATGAACTCGGTGGTAGTTTTCTTGGTGCTGACACGGGTGGTGTTCTCGAAGTCCATGTTGTTGGATTCGTACACCGCAAAGCCGGCGATCTGACCCACCGCACCGGTCTGCACCAGCTGCTGGGACAGGTCACCCTGCTTGATGAACTTGTCATCCTGCATGAGGATCTCCAGATACTCAGGGCTGACGATCATAAAGCGGCCGGTCTGGGGCACGCCGTTGCGGCTCAGGGTGCGCTTGGCGGCCAGAGCCTCTTTGTAGGCGGTGGAAGCGGTGCAGGCGGTCTTGGTGGCGCTGATGGTAGCACCGGTTGCACTCTGCAGCGCCTCGATGGACTTCTTGTCGATGGACAGGGCCATGGAGTAGGCGGCGCTGTCCAGACGCTCGGCGGTGATGCCGTCGGGCACGGATGCAGCGTCAAAGCCGTCGATGATCTCATTGACAGCCTCGTCGTTGTCGATGTCCAGATCCAGATAGGTGGTGGTGCCGGCATCGGCATCCACGCCGTTTGCCTTGTCGTATGCCTTGACGGCCACCTCAGTATCACGGACAGGGATTTTCACCTTGCCGGCCTTGGGGCTGCCTTCGTAGCGGGTGTTAAAGATCGCACCGTCACGGGTGACCAGAGTGGCCCGCAGCTTTGCGTCTACCAGAGCGGAATACCGCTCCTGATTTGCATGTGCCATGTTGAACTCCTTTCGTTTTACAGGTTCAGTTCGGGATTCAGGGACTTAAAGGCGGCTTCCACACCATTGGATTCGTTGGCGGGCGGTGCGCCATGCTCAGCGCCGGTAGAGACCACGGCCACGCCGGCGGCACCGTCTTCACCAAAGGCCCAGGGGTTGGCCTTGGCAGCGTCGTCCAGAGCCTTGTCAATGTCGGCGCTGCGGTCCTTGGAGCCCTTCAGAGCGTCCAGATCCAGCAGGGCACGCACCGCCTTGACGCTGCGGCCCTTCTTGCCCAGGATGGCAGTGTTCAGGGCGCTGTCAAAGGCAAAGCCGTCCGCCTGGGCCTTCATGTCCGCCTGCAGCTTGGTCAGCTCGGCCTCGTACTCCTCGGGCTTCTTCTTGCCTTCAAAGGCTTTCAGGCCGTCCTGGGCGGTCTTGAGCTGGGCGTTTGCGTTGTCCAGCTGGGCCTGCAGGGCAGTGGCGGCGGCCTTTTCGCGGTTGACGTCGTTGCCGTTCTCCTGCATGATCCAGTTCAGCTGTTCCTCGGTAATGCCGGGAATCTTGTTCTTCACATCTTCACGTTTCATGGTGGAAAAGCTCCTTTCTGTGGGGAAAA